GAAAGGGAAAGAATGGTACGAAAAAATATTAGACAAAAACAAAAGACCTATTTATATTTCAAATAGCGAGCATCATAGATACATGATCGAATGGAAAAATAATAAACCTTCGATTAAGTACAAGGCTCCAAATGGGTGGAAGTGGATTAAATTGAATTAAAATTAATTTTAATTCGTCTTAGCGACTCTTATTCTGAGTCATCACCGCCATCATCAACTGGATCTGGCTCTGGATCTGGTTCTGGATCAGGAGTTGGTTCTGGATCAGGAGTTGGTGGCTCTGGCTCTGGTGGAGGAGTATTAGCCCAAGTTCTTAAAGCAGGAATAGCCTCGATGATTGAGTTCATAGCAATCGCAACTTCTGGTACTTCATTTACAGCATCCCAAAAAGTTTTTCTTCCGTTTGCTCTGCTTGGAACATTTAAGTACTCTACACCTTCATTGTCAGCAGTAGACCAAATCTTATCATTATTTGGATCATAAGGTACCATTTCTATGTTTATGGTCCCTTGATTGTTTCCAGATGCATTTATTTCTGGTGCATAAATATTAATACTACGTAACCAAACAGAATCAAATGTTTCTTCTGGTTTGGCAGGAACCACAAATGGCTCATCTCTTGGTATTGGATCTCCTAAGTTATCTTCGGGCATGATATTATAATAGTTTTAATTATTTAATTTTCTATTTTATTATTACACTTGTGTAACTAATAATGTGAATTTAATTGTTGTATCTGATTTAACCACAAAAGAAGGACTATATTTTAGGTATTTAACAATGACGGCTAAATCGTATCTGGAGATGGATGTGGTGGTCGAGGCAAGAAAAGAACAAATAGATTATTACTATAAACTGCTGAAAAAAAAGGGTTTATATGATTTTGTTTCAGAGATTGTGCCACCAGAATATGAAGTTGATGGCATAAGATTGGATACTGAATTGAATTATCCTTTGACCGTACAGACAAATTCAATTCATGCTTTTAATGTCACGACTTTAATAATGCAAATTAAATCTTTAGGTAAGATACGAAAAGATTTGTTTTAGTTTTTTAAAAAAGATCAAAGAAAATATATTCCCTTATTTGGCAAAATATCATTCGATCTGGGCTTTTCCTATCCTGTATGAATCCTCATTAAAGTGCTGAGTACTGACTTCAAACACATCTGACTCTTCGAGAGCGGTTAGTTTGTGAGGTATGCAAGGCTTCAAGTGAACCACATCTCCTTCGACTAATTCTTTTTGCAGCTTTTCTGCTTTTTCTAAATCAAAATAATCAAACAATAACTTTCCTTTAGAAACTAACCAAGTTTCTTCTTTTATTATGTGGTAATGCATAGAAAAAGAAGCATCCTTTTTGAAGCGCAAAATCTTACCACAATATTTAGAATTGTTTGTTATCCATAATTCTTCGCCCCAAACTTTTGGGTGAACTTCTAATTTGCTAAATGTTGGGCTGATACTCATTATTTGAAACTTTTTAGTTCGCTCTGCTCCATGCAATAACCTTCCCCGTGTCCCAGGTTTTTAAGATTAGAAGATTGTATTAAATCTTTTTTCATTGCATATCCTTTAATATCCACTTCAGAATTGTCTACGATACACAGCACATACATATCGACATCTGGATTTTCTTTTTTTGTAGCTAAGAGTCTGCCAGATTTGTATGTAGTAGATTTGATATCGTAAGCGTATCCTTTCAGCTTACCATCTGCACTACCGCTTCTAGGTGTTAGACCTAAATCTGGGAAAGTATTAAACTGTTTTGCAAATGCATACTCAGCTTTCATACCCATGACATCAGCTTCACTTCCATCTTGAGTACCAACTTTTGCATCTTTGACTCCAGAACTTCTGGCAATGATTGATCTCATCCTGCCTAATTGTTCGCAGATTAAAACTTCGTCTGGCTGTAGTTTTACAATCACTTATTTGGCTTTCTTTCGTTCGATCTTGGACCTCTCTTCAATTAACATCGCTTTAGCTAAGATAGCATAGTTTACAATATCATCACACGCATCTTCAACTGTCTCGTTCGACACGGATAATTCTTTGTCGTTAGTGAAAGAATTTATTCTTTGTATTTTATCTATCACTCTTATTAGCAAACCTTTAACTGGGTGCAAGCCTATTATCTTTGATGAGTTAAAGTTGGCAAAGATATCATTGGCTGTTTTGCCGCCAGTATAATCATTATTTTTCTTTACCATGATTGATTTACACTTGGAACAAGTGTCTTCATGGATTTCTAATAGCTCATTTATATTCATAAATTATTTTAAAAATCGAATTCTTGCTGTTTGGAAAGGGCATCATTGAAATATGCTACTTCATCAATTAATTGTTGTCCTAATTTATTTCCGAATTTTGCTTTTAAAGTTTCTTTTAAGATTTTATTGTAATCTAAAGCAGCTTCCTCTTCTGTATTGAAATTATTGTCGCTTACAACCCGCCCTAAAAGAGAAACCTGAGATCGAAACTTGCGACCATTTTTAGTCACTCCCTTGAATCTTATTCCTTTTCTTGGTCCAGTATTTAATCTTTGCTCAAGTGAAGTGCAAAATCTAAGATTTTCAACTTCATCATTTTGTTTATCTTGATCAATATGATCTATGTTAACAAGTAACCTAATTATCTCCCCATTCGGAATCTCAGCTTGAATATCGTCTGCATATTTTAAATTAAAATGACGGACTAACGGACTTTTACCTAATAATTCAGGAAAAGTTAATCCCATAGCAATACTTACGTGAATATTCAAACTTTTTGTGCCACCATTTTTTTTATCGCTACAGGATATGGTCCATCTCCATCTAAAGCAGTCAGGATCGCGATTTTTTTCTTCTTCACTGGGATAGACTTTGTGCTTTGTAATCTCTGCTTCTGGTGCTGTTTTATATTGGCTCATCAACCTTCCTTCTGGATATAAAAGATAACTTTCATAAACGCCATGTTTAGTTACTAAACATCTAGGTTTTAAATCATCCTGCTCTATCTCCTTTTCAGCCTCCTCTATAAACTTATCTATTTCTTCATCAGTAGGATAACGAACCTTATCTTTATCACATTCTGGGATTATGCCTAACCAACAGATACTTTTTTCTTCTTCTTTCATTTTATGCGCCCCACATTGCTCTTATTCTAAACATCTCTGATCTACTCCAATCTTTTACTGCCCCAAATTGATCTCTATAGGTTAAGCTTATTGTAATATACTCATTAAAATTACTCTGTATTGGTATAAAAGGTCTGAACCAGAGGAACTCAGGATCGACAATTCTATTTTCATCTACTTGCTTTACTTCTACTATGTACCAAATAGGCTTATCAAAAGACGAATCAGATATCCAACCGACTTCTACTCTACCGTTAAGTATATCATGATTAACTTGTAGCTCTGGTACAGGAGGAGGTTCACCCCAATGGTCATCTGCTTTACAAAATAAACCAAAAAAACTAAAAGCTAGAATAAAAATTGATTTTTTATTCATTTTTATTACTTGTAAGCACTAATTTTTGGGTATCCATATCATAAACAAATAAGTCGTCATGATATTCACCATACTCTTTTATATATTCTTTAGCGTCTGCTAATGTTGCCACCACTTCCAAAACTTCATCCTCTATTTCATTTTGTAATTTTATCTCAAACTTTGGTTGAGCTACATTACTATTATTTAGCGGATGAAGATCTAATGGTGGGTGAAGGTCAAGATTATCTTCAATGAGAGGAGGTGGAGGTAGTATTAATATTTGGGGTATTGGATCTTGCTTCTCTTCTGTTTCATTATTTGTTTGGTATTGAAGAGTAACGGCTACAGCCATAAACACCGTAACCGTTACAATTATGCCAACAAAAAGGTTTCTTTTCATTTTCCTAACAGAAGTCATTAATCTGGCTGTTTAGCTAATCTTAATGAAGTCCAGATACCAAAGATTATCATAAATAATCCTGCTACCCCGATCAAAAGTCCATTTGTTATTGGATTTCCTGTAAACTCTTCTAAAATACCTAGGAAAATTGGGAATAATATACAGAGTAAGTTAATTGTGGCCAGTGTTTTATTTGTCATGTTTTGTTTAATAAGTTAAGTGGGACTTAAAATTTACAAGGTAATATTAAAGTGAAAATTCCTATCGCCAGACCAATAATAATTGTTAAAAGTATAGCAATATTCTCATTACTAAGTTTCATTTGTGTTATTTTTTTCTTTTTTTCTTATTCTTTCAATATGCCTGTCCCACATTTTTTCTTCCTTACTTCGAGTATCAACCTCTGGCTCAGGAGACTCAGGCATAAAGGCTTGCATCATTATTCTTGTTTTATATGATTGTAACATCATCCTATAAACTTCTAATGGGAAACTAATTAGAGTTTCAAAAAACTTGATTAAGCAAACAAATGTAGCAACAACTACACCCACTGTCAAACCTGAAATTAAAGCTACCATACCGTAAATAATTTTTACTATTGTCATCTCGCTAATTTTAAAAGAATTTTTATTCATGATATAAAACAGTATAGTTATCTGGTTTAATTCCTACGACATTGAAATCAATGTATTCGATAGCCTCCTCTATAGACATACCATCATTCTCAAAATGTGCAATCATTTTGTCATAAGAGTATACAAGGAACCCTCTCTGGTCTATTCCTGTAATACAATCGTCTAGCCCTGTAAACTTGATAGCATCATCCGAAATGAACGGATCAAGTTCTAATATTTCTTCCCATGTAATTTTATTAGAGATTACTTTACGACCACGGGAAGAACAGGCCGCGAAAAAACGTAATATTAATATAACTAGGATTATCCAGGCGGTAAATATCAAAAAATAAATCACACCTTGAATATAACCCTAGGTAAAAAAAGAGTCAAATATTTTATTCGTCTTTTTCTTCTTCCTCGTCAGCAGGAACAATTGTAGGCTCAAAAACTTCTCCGTCTTCCCCTGAAGAGTTAACGGCAGCAACTTTTCTAGCTAAGACAATAGCAGCTTCCGCTACATTAAGACCTTGTGCTTTGACAGCAATGTCTAGTAATTGTACTAAAATATTTAATTCGTTATCTGTAAATTCTAAAGTTTTCATGTTTATATATGAATTATATTTAATCAACAATACAATTCTACTTTTTTTTGCATTTTTTAGTGTAATTTATATTTAAGTAATATGGCTAACAATTTAAAAACCCGAATACATTCAGATTTTTCCACAGGCTCTGGGGTTTGGTCTGATTATAGAAAAGAAATAACTGGTGCATATATAGATGATAAAGGCGCTGGAGTTAATTATGGAGATTACACAAACCATTTAATCAGAGAGTATAATGATAAAATAACAGATTTAAATCAACCATCTGAACTTTACATAGAGCCTTTTGATGCGGGGTTTAGATATAAAATAAATCCTGTAACAGCTACATATAATAGTGGAATTGCAGCTGCATTTTCTGCTAGAACTGTTGGGTTGGGAGCAGGGCCATTATTACGGCTAAGGAGATCTAATGATAATACAGAGGTAGATGTACGAGGAGATAAAGATGGAGTTTTATCTTTAAATTCTCCTATTATTGATTATAGAGAAAACTTAGTTAGATTTTCAGAGACTTTTTCTAGTTGGAATAATGTGACTTCTACCTTAACTGCGAGTCAATCAGATCCTTTTGGTGGCACAGACGCTACTCTTTTTGAATCAGAGAGAGTAGAATTTGATTTTTCATCTTCTGCTGGGTGGACAGTAGGAACTAATTGGGCCATAAATACGACAAACGGACTTGCTACTAGAACTGGAGGGGGAAGCGGAACTAATTTAGCTTATGCTGCTTGGACTTTAGAATCAGGTAAAACATATAAAGTAATAATAGATGTTAAAACTTTAGATGATGAAACTTGTAATGTTTATGACGCAACAAACGGCGTGACTTACAAGGCTGGTGGGGCAGCAGGAACTTTCACCTCTGTAGGAGATAATCAAAGTTTCACTTTTACCGCAACCGCTACTGGTGCTTTTGCGCTTCGATCAAGTTCAAATAATCTTGCTGTAACTAATTTAACCATTATGGAGGTGCTAGGGACAGCCCGTAGAGAAATACTAACGACTGTAGTTGCAAATCAAACATACAATGGAAGTGTTTTTGTAAAAGCTGGAACATCAGATAACTTTCAAATTCAATTTGTAGATCATTTAGCTAGTTACGCTAGCAGAGGATTACTTAAAGTTGATGTTGCAGCCGATGGTTCTTTTTCTACAGCTACAGCCACATCTATTTCAAATGTAACATATGCAGCTTCTTCTAATGGGTTTACTAGAGTAAGTTTTTCATTTACACCTTCTGCTTCATCGACTCAACTTTCAATGAGGCTGTTCCCAGATAGAGATAATGGACTTGATAACACTATCTTTTTTGGAGCGCAATTAAGTAACGGGCAAACTGTAGAGAAATACATTAAAACAAGTGGCTCCACCTTCTCTGAGTTGGATAGACCACAAGAAACACTTCGTGATTTTATTGGAATTCAAAATCTATTGCCTTTTTCTGAAGATTTAAGTGAGTGGACTGCCGATGGAATTACTGCCACAGAAATAGCTGGAGATAACGCACTTAATGATGATGGGTTTTATAGAGTGACAGCTTCTGCTGGGAGTAAAACTATAACAGAAACAACAGAAACAAACACCCCTGCAATAGCAGCAGGAGATGTTTTTACAGCTTCGGTTTATGTAAAAAATGTCAGTGTTGCAGGAGGAGTTGTAAAACTTCAATTGACAAGAGATGCAGGTGGTGATTACGAGCAAGCTGAAGTCATATTAAATAACACAACAGATGAGTGGCAAAGATTTACAGTAACACATACATTCGCACAAGCTCATACGAGGTTAAGGGTGAGATTGCTTACATCAAGCGCTCTAAGCTCTCTTTCTGCTGATGTATTTGGGTTTCAACTAGTCAAAGGATCAAGCGCAGGAACATATACAAAAACAATTGGAACACCTAACGAGGCCAATGGATTCGTCACAGCTTGGTATGATCAATCAGCAGTAGGGTCAGATCAAAAAAACTTTCAGCAAGCAACAGCATCATATCAGCCTTTAGCCGTTGAAAACGGTGATTTAATCACAGGGGCCAATAACAAACCTGGAGTCAGGTGGGATGTTGGTAAAAGTATGTATATCAATAGCCAATTTACTAATGGTAAAATAGATACTTTTTTCGTGTCCGACTTTGATGTTTCTGACGCGACTGCTAACTCTAGAAAGAGGCATATTTGGTTTACCTCCACAGGCACATCAAATTATATTATAATGGACTCTGGATCTACATCGACTAGCATAGGCTCATTAGGTAATGTAAATAAAACATTACGAGTAAATGGAGTTGATTACGATCCAAATGATCCAGAGCTGACAAGAAGTGGCGTATTTCAATTATTAGATGGTAATAAATTATATTCAACAGTCGGAGGGAATAGCGCTACCTACACAGGAACTCACGATAATATATTAAATTTAGGATTCTATAATTCTGATGCTAGTAGTACATTTAACTTTGAAGGTTTAATGCAAGAGACTATCATCTATACAGGAGACCAGTTAAGCACTAGAACTGGCATAGAAACAGAAATGAACAATTATTATAACATGTTTTAATATATGAAATATTTAGTATTTAACACAGAAACAGAAGCACTAAGTAGAACTGCACAAGAGGCTGAGGCTAGAGGCTGCATTGGCACTACTAGATTTTGGTGGGGAGCTAGGCAAACAAAAGCTGGCAAATGGGCTTTATGTATTTCAGATGATGATCAAGGCACTCTTACGGACGCAGAGAAATCTAAATTGAAAAATTCTGTAGTTTGGCCTGATGAGCCTACGCCTTAAACTTCTTCTATCGGCAATTGATATTTAGAGTACGGCAAAAACCAATGCTCGCATGTATTAAGGACATCTTGTAAAGTAACCATAGACATCAGATCTTTGCGTCCTTTCCGTCTATATCCTTTATATAAGCATTCATTTACTCGATAGACAGTATCACGTAAATCACATTTATCTTTGGCAAGATTAAATAAATCAGCGTTTTTTGCATGTAGAAAAAATGCTCCAAAATCAAAAGCTATCCATGTAGGGATTCCTTTTTCGTTACACCAACCCTCTTTACCATTAACGTTTAAAAACTCTAAAAGAACCTTGCCTTCTCTAGTAGAATTTTTTAACCCTTTTAAATCCACAGTCTCTCCGTTAACTATAAAATCTACGTGTCCTATGTCTTGTTTTTTAGTAGATTTTTTTATTTTTAAATCAGCAGATAAGCATGAATGATGATACCTCTCAACCGACTCATCCATTAATTTTTTCGTATGAGCTACATGTGTGGCTCCTGATAGGCTTTTAGCTCTATTTGATATCATAACGACAAAAGGAATCTATAGCTAAATGTATATTTAGCAACGAATAAAAACCCCCTAGCCCAAACGGGGAGGGGGTGTCTAAGAAATTAGTCTAGAATTAATCCTCAGACTTCTGCTTGGCTTTACCAATATTTAGGGCTGCCCAATCTATAAGAGCATAAACTTTGGCCCAAATTGATCCTTTTTTCGGAGTAGGTGTAGCAGCAGTGACCGCAGAAGCAAGAGCTATAAGCGCTGTTAAAACACCAAACCAAGGGTTGTCTTCAATAAGTTTAAGTATCATTTCCATAATATATATAATGGTTGTTATTATTAATTACACCTAATCAGGATGAACTATGTATTTCTCATCAGAAATTTCTTT